TAATGAGCAGCAGTTATATATTTTTGCATTTTCCAATGCGCGTTTAGACATATACAACGCCTCTACGAATGCTTTAGTCCAAACCCTGACAGGGCAACCGTGGAATGCCACGACTATGTGGCAGATGAAGTGGACGCAAACAGGCGATACGACCATTTTGGTGCATGAAGATTTCCCAATGCGGAAAATTGTGCGAACCAGTGCGACCACCTTTACAAGTTCTTTATACGAATTTGAAGCCCCGACAGCGGGCTTTCCTATTTATCAGCCCTACTTCAAGTTTGCTGACAATGCGGTAACGCTGACACCTTCTGGCACTACGGGGTCAATAACATTAACGCTAAGTGCGGGACACTGGGTGGCAGGGCATGTTGGTAGCCGGGTTCGCTACAAAAGCAAGACCTGCACGATAACTGCTTACACAAGCGCAACGGTTGTAACGGCAACAGTTAATGAAACGCTCCCCAGCACAACCGCTGATACAGATTGGGATGAGAATGTCTTCTCAACCGTAAATGGGTATGCGCGCAGTGTGTCCTTTCATGGACGCCGCCTTTGGTTTGGCGGTACAAAGGAATTGCCGCGCAATGCGTTTGCTAGCAAGAAGGGCGCTTATTTTAATTTTGATGTCGGTACGGGTTTAGACGATGAGAGCGTGCAGGCAGAAGTCGCTGTGGCTCAAATCGGTGAGATTGTGCATAGCCATTCTGGTAGGCATCTCCAATTTTTATGTGACACCGGAGTTGTTTATGTCCCTGAGACAGACGCTAATCCTGTAAGCCCTAAGAACTTTAACCCAAGGTTTTCCATTCCATATGGTGCGCGGCAGATAACGCCCCCAAGGAATCTGGACGGAGCAGAGATTTATATTCAAGACACGGGTAAGGTTGTTAGGGAGCTTATCCATAATGATTTTCAACAGGCGTACACAGGCGATGCAATCAGTTTGGTTTCGAGTAACTTAATTAATGATGTGCAAGACTTGGATGTTTTGTATGGACATGCAGATGGACCGGAGCAATTCGCATTGGTGGTGAATGGTGATGGGACAATAAGTTGTTACCATACAATTAGAAGCGAAAAGATATCGGGTTGGTTCCCTTGGGAAACTAACGGTACGTTTGAAAGTATAGCTACCCTAAATAACGAAGCTTGGGTCACCTGCAAGCGGACGATAAACAGCGCTGTTGTTTATACCCTTGAGAAGTTTGATTTTGAATTAACGCTAGATTGCGCCCTAAAATTTGACGCCGCCTCTGCGAGTTCGTTTACTGTCGCTCATTTGCCTAGCACAATGGTTTACGGTGTTGCCAATAAACGTGCTGTTTCACACGGGGGTGTCACAACCAATGGGTCTGGCGTTGCTACTTTTACAGACCCCGCCACACAAATAGATGTTGGCCTAGACTTCACGCGCTCCATTGAAACGCTCCCGCCTGTTGTGCAAACGACTAAAGGCGATATGTCAGGCGAGCTTATGCGCCTTGGGGTCACAGTGTTGGAAGTTTCGACAAGTGTTAATTTTAGTGTAAACGGGCATGATTTTTTAGTAAGGCAGGCTAATGATGACTTTAGCCTTGCGCCCGCAAAACAGGGTGGTAAGCACAGGTTTGAAGGCTTGTTGGGTTGGTCAAGGGCTCCCACGATAACAATAACGCAAGACGTTCCTTTGGAATTTAACTTGCTGTCTATCTGGACGGAGGTATGGGCATGAGTTGGGAAATAGCATTGATGGTTGCTAGCACGGCTGTAAGCGCTGTCCAAGGTATGCAGCAGGCGCGGGCGGCAGAGCAGCAAGCATTAACAGAAGCGCAAATAGCAAATGAAAACGCTCTTGCCGCTGAAACGCAAGCGTTGCGCGAAGAAGCAGACAGAAGGCGGGCTTTTGAAGAATTGCAGGCTAGTAACAGGAACGCAGCCGGTTACGATCCATACGGAAGCCAATCATTTTTGGCTCTAGAGAAGCGCAATGAATTAGATATGATCGAAGATGTTGACGCAATTCGGTACGGCGGGGCGCACCAGAGCGGAAATCTAGAGCTTACACGGGATGCGCACATAAGAAATGCAAAATCTGCGAGATCGCAGGGTCAGTTAGCCCTTCTTAAGGGAGCGGTAGATGCAGGGACAACAATCGGAAAATACGCGCCGGGACCGAAAACGCCAAGCACGCTTACCAGTGGTTCTGGTCGTTACGCCTCGCGCGGCTATGACGCCCCCCGTGGGTTTGAAGGAATGTAGCCATGGCTGAATTAAAATCACAAGGCAATATCGTGCCGACGACCAAGTTGGGGCCTGTTGGCGCGAGTATTCCAAGGGCTTTAAGTCCTACAATTAACCCGCTTGCCGGTGCCGCTGCGGCGGCAGAGGAGAATTTAGCTGCTACAAGGCAACTGGAGGCCGCAGACGCTGCTGCCAAGCATGAATTTCAAATCGATCCAACTACCAATTTACCTGTTCTGCCAGAGCAAAAATCGTCTTTTTCAATTTTTGGGAAGCAATTTAATAAAGAAATACGAAGGAATTATCTTCTTAGATTAGACACGGATGTTGAGACAGAACTAGGGGAGATTGCTAATAGAAATTATTTAAACCCCGCAGCTTTTTCTGCGGAGGCTTCCGCTTATTTAGACACAGTAACAAAGTCTGTTGACCCTATTGCTAAAACGTATATTGCAGCTAAGGGGGGAGATCGGCTAGGGGCTTTGCTTTCTGGGATTAGAAGCAGATTTGCCCAGAAAGAAATATCAGAAGCCAAACATAAAAGAAAAATAATTGCGCATGATATCGCATCTCAATTAGGCGAAATGCCAGTAGGTTTAGATGTAAACCAACGGGCGAAAGAACTTGTTGACCACTGGGTTAGCACCGAACAAGGCGCAGACCAGTTGTTTTCAAGCCCTGCAGCAAGAAGCGCCTTAGTTAGAGAAGTAACATTTGCACACGCAGTTAATAATTACTGGCTCAAATTTAGAGAGTTGCCAAAAGGGTTGCAATTGGATGCACTTGATAGTTTTGCCAAGACAGGCGAGTACAAAAACGCAGAAGGAATACCGATTCTTAAGAAATTTAAAGGGATGACGGGGCAGGAGACGCGCACGGTTACTGCTTTGCTTTCATCTGTTTACAACGACACGGCTGCGATACAGTTGGCGCGTAATAAAATTGCAGTTAGAGAACAGACTGGCGCTCTCCTACAGATGTATATTAAATCTGAGGGGTTAGACCCGGAAAATCCCATTGTATCTAATGTATTGGCCCTTGAAGACCCGAAGGTAGCAATGGGTTTGCTTACTCATTATTCGAAAATAGTAAACGATAAGGCGGAAGACACACTTAAAAGAGAATGGGCTGCTGCTATGTTGCCGGTTGTAAACAGCGCTCTAGAAAGGGCGGGCATGTCGTCTTTTAAGTTGTCGGAAGAATCTCTGAATAAGATGACAGACGGTAACAGAATGATGGATAACATAAATTATTCATTACGTCTTGCGGGCCTCGGGGAAGCTGACAGGAGGGCGTATCAAAACGCTGAAAACTTGAGGATGACTGAAAGCTATGGTCAACGTTTAATAGAAATAACCCAAGCTGAACTTGAAGCAAAGGGGATTGACTATGACATTGCTTCGGAACTTGAAGCGCGATTACACGGCGTGGATGGCGGGAACGCAGAAACTTTTTCAAGGCTTCGACTGCGGGCTATTAGCAAATTAATGAGTGAGGCCAGTGAAAAATTAAGAGAAAAAAATTTAGAGGACGGTCAGGCTATTGACCAAGAAGATTATGTAAACAACGTATTGGTTATAAAAGGTTTAGGAGAAAACGCAGAAGAGGTACTGGGCCTTTTGAGACAGCTAAAAGACGACGATGTTTCTCCGTCTATTGCTTGGCAGCTACTTAACCAAAAGATTTCTATGCTAGACGCGCAAAAGAAAAGTCGCGAAACAGAAGTAAAGAAGATGCATGACCTTGTTTTCAACATGGTTACGTTTCAGCAGGGGGGGAAGGTCGTCCCTCTTCATAGTACGCCTGATTTAAGAAATCGGTCTGGTATTTTATTTGAAACAAGTGCGCCATTTGTGCAGCGGGCTGAAGGGGTCTCAGAAAAAGATGCTTACATTGGTGATCTGGGATATAACCACTTTTTACAAACTGGCATTGTGCCGAAAAAACTAATTTCTTATGTGACAAGCATGACTAGCGACCGTGACAACGCAGCAACAGCGGTCGCTGTTTTTAATCGCTACAGCAGCATACCGGGGTGGCAAGGAGAAAGGCTAAGAAGTCGATTAGATGCAGGTACTGTAAGAAGATTGGATTTCCTTTTAAGGGCTGGGCCTACTCATGAGAATATAAACCTAACTTTCCAGCCTGGGTTTGACGGCAGTTTGGATAAAAATACACCAACGATATGGGGCGATCTTAAACCGCAAGCATTAGCTGAAAAACAAGACGAAGTTTTTGCAGAAGCCGTTACTGGTATGAAAACCCACAGCACAGACAGGGGGTGGATTGAAAGTATCGTTACGTTCATGCCTTGGAATTTTGCTGCCGATGATTGGCATGAAGCGTCTGAAACGCGGGGCGGGCCTGCTCGGCTGATAAATACTGAGACATTCCCTAAAAGATTAAAAGATGACGCTATAGCGTATATGCAGCATAATTTAGGGCCAACGATTACCATTCCTGGGGATAAAACTCAATTAAAGGGTGCCATTCAAACGGCTTTGAAAGCTGTTTTAAAGCGAGGAGAATACGGCACAAGTAGATATAGTTCTTCAACATCGTTGCCGGGGGCGGCGTGGGGCAATATTACGGGGCCGGGCAAAAAGAATCTGGGGAAATGGCATGTTGTTTACAAGCCCATTGAAATGTATGCGGTTGATGAGGATAAAAAAATTTCGTGGGTTAATGGTTTTATAGAAAAAACTGTTAACCACAGGATGCACAGGCTGCCCGGTGCTGAAAATGAATGGTGGGGAGCGGATGACATACGTCTAATGCCGTTGCCAGATAAGCTAAATAAAGACGGAGTACCCCTGTATAGGGTTCAAATAGCGGGGAGCAAAGGTCTTGTGCAAGCTTTTGAACAAATTGACATAACAGAAATTACTGATGTTGACGGGGATATACAGGTTTCTATTGTTGATACGCAGATAAGAAACATAGATATCGATATAGGCCCTGCGTTAAAGAATCAAAATAGTTTAATCAGGCAACAAAAAGAATTTGAGGCAAAAAACCTACTTATAAACCGAAGAAAAGATTACGCGCAGCGGGCGAGCGTTACGCAACCAAAAAGGGAAGGGCATGCCCCGACTGCTCAAAGTCTAAAGGCGGTTACTCCACAGCCTGCCTTTGCTCCCCCCGTTGCAAGGGGCGCGTTTGCAGGTGCTATTGATGACGTTAGGGCGGGCTTTGCGGCTTTCGTTGGTGAAGGGCAAGCACGTGTCAATCGTTTCAATGCTAGTAGGGCCATGAATTACAATCGGTTTGGTCGAGTGAACAGGTCAGATTTAAGCGCTCCTACAAGGTAGATTAAAAATGGACGATACTGGCTATATGCGCGAATACACCGAAGAGGAGGTAGAGCGACAATTAACATTGGATGATTTGCAGGAACGCACTCAGAAATGGGAGGGGCTAGGGGAGCGCAATTATCCTTTATTAGCGTACAGGGACTCACATAGAATAATAACAGTTGGGACAGGTATAGTAATTGACCCAAACCACAGCGCGAGTAGGAGTAATGTAGCGCTACTTAAAAAGCATTTTGTTGAATATTACCAAAACAATGATCCCGATCTTACGTTAAGACAGGCTAGAAATAGATTTAATTCATGGCTAAGAAATGCACGCAGTGATGCTGATCTGACGGGGAATTTAAGACAACATCCTATCCCCGCAGAAGTAAACAATGCAGCACATATGGAATTGCTTGAGAAAAAACTTGATTGGGTAGAAACCAACTACCCTGATAAAATTTTTAATCTAAATTATTTACAAAAATCAGTTATTGCTGATTTGTTTTATCAGGGAGGGGAAAATTTTGTTGGGGCAGGCAGTGCGAGGCGCGCCCCTACAAATTTTTATAAAGCGGTTAGAGCGGGGGAGTGGAACGAAGCAATTTATCAGCTTGAGTATGAAAGTAACCCTAATATTTATAGGCCCTTAAGACCGAACGGGGCGAATGGTATCCAAAACAGAATGCTAGAAAGGGTAAGTAGTCTAGATATTGCCAGAGGGGGTACAGGCAGCTATAGCCCGTGGAGCGAGTTGAACCAAACAAGAGATTCGCGAGGCCAATCTATACATCCCAATGTACCAAATATAAGAGGGCGTCGGGTAACACCTGCTAGTGAGAGTACCAACATTTACAGGCCCTCAGACGAGTTAGATATTCATACAGAGTGATTGATGAAATGATTGATGCCGAAGACGCCTTTTTACGTCCTCCCCCAGCATTCCCTACGTCGCAATCTTTATTTAACGATGATTTAAATCGTTTTATTCAGGTTAGGGGCAGGCCTGACGGTTTAAGGAGTAGCGATGATTTTGTAAATGCTTGGAATTTAGACCTTTTTATTGGACAACATCTTGTTTCACGCGGTATCCAACAAAGCCTCGAAGCTCAAGGCACCGATTTAAACCCAATCTCCGGTTTTAATCCCTTTAGGGATGGCGAATTAGGTGATTACCCTCTTCATATTTATGATGGGGCTAGATCACCGGGAGAAATTTTATTTCGCCAGAGGATGTTTGATGATAACTCCCGCAGAAGGCGAGACTTAGAAGATTCTGCTTATTTTTATCCACGATTGCTAGCTAATCTTGCGGACCCTATTAACCTTATTCCTGTTCCTTTTATAAAAGCAGCCTCTTCTTTTAAAGCTGGTTTTAAAGGGGGCGCGGCAGGCGGGTTTGCCACCTTTGCACCTTTTGAAATTGCAAGGTCAACCATTGACCCAACAAGCACCGCAGAAGAGACCATTCTTTCTATTGGTGGAGCTACAATTTTAACTGGTTTGCTAGGTGGGGCTATTGGCGGGATAACCGGCAGGCAATTAAACTCCCTTGCAGATTCTTATTTTGCAGGGCATAGCGTTGTTGATGCGGTCAATGAGCTAAACACTATTCATCCTAATGCGGTAGAAGGCATTGCCCCGCGCACGCCCGGTGCGCCTTTAAAGGATTGGATTCTTATACGAGAGGGGGAAACTCCAGCAAATTATGAAGCGCGCCTTTTAGAGATCGAAGGCGATGAAGTTACTTTCCAGCGTTACGCTGCTATCAGCGATTCGTATGCAGAGGGGTCCGATTTAGTAGAGACAGGGCTTAAATTAGAGAAGTTTAGGTCAGTGCAGCATCCTTGGATGTTCTTAAAGAATACTAAATTTGGCGGTATTTTAGGAAACCGTGTAAGACGTTTAGCGGATGAAATAGCTGGCAGTCCTGGCATGTTTAATAAGGGTAATGAGGAAATGCAGGCTTCCGCGCAAAGTGCGCATGCTGCCGCCCTTCTGCACAACGTGGAGCTTGTTAATTTTAACCGAGGGATGATTGATGGTTTTCTGAAGAGCGAGGGTATTAATCCTCAGAATGCTAACAAGTCTGATTTTGGCCGCGCTCTTGGTGCTATGCAGCGGTCTTTGCCCGGTGTAAAGGCTGGCTTAAGACAAAAAGAGTTCGATGACGATGTTGCCAGCTTCTACATGGACCCTAGAGATACAAGCATTGTGCATCTTGAGGGCAAAGGAGAAGCGTATGTTGACAGTGTTAAGGAAGCCGCTGGGAGCATACAAAAGTATATGGAGTATATGGCTAGGCAAAGCATGGATACGGGGCTTTTTGGCCCTAGAGTAGTTAAAAACCAAATAGAAAATCTAGAAAAAGAACTCAAAGAAGCACAGGCAGCCGCAGCGAAATTTGAAAAACGTGGCCCTTCTTTTGAAAAGAGGGCGGCTGATAATCTAGTTCACGAAAAACTAGAAAAATTAGAGGAACGAAAAAATTATTTGAGACTATTTGAAGAAGCCAACGAAAGGGGCGAACTCCCAAGAACCAAGAGCGAGATTGGTCTTGGCCATTTCCCGATCATATGGAAAAAGCAAGAGGTTGATGCAAGGCGGCCCGAGTTAATTGAACGGTTAGAATCTTTTTACACTAAAGAAGCAGTGCGCTCTGGCAAGGAGGTTGGAGAAAGGGCGGAAGAAACTTTAGGTAGGATATTAGGGCATGGGGAGTTTGCTAGGCTTGCCCCCATATTTAGAAAGATAATGAGAGACGCTGGCATGGAAGATGTTAGCATTCAAAAATGGATGGATGACTTTGAAAGCATAATTAAAGAAGCAAAAGTACGCGCCCCTGCTAAGTCTGATTTGCAACAAGAGGTGTTGCACGCGGTGGTTCCTTTTATAAAACGGTTTATGACTGACATTAGGGGGGCTGATTTAAGGGGGGCTATTGATAGGACTTTAGGTGATCCCATTGATGTAATGCGGCTTAAGGATGTTGAAGGGGAAAACCCTGACTTTTTCCCTTGGCTTAAAAAGTTATCAGAAGACACAAATAGAATTAATGACGTAATTGATGATATAGAGAACCTTATAGCTGAGAGTAACAGCGGCAATTTTGGCGTCTCGGTGAATGCGTTATCAAGAAAAATCAATATACCACCACACCTTGTTAAGGATTTTATTGAGACAGACCCGCACAAAGTAATGCGTCTATACCACCGCCGTATGGCTGTAAGTATAGAAATGGCGCGGCGTTTTGATAGCGATCCAACCATGGGCAGAGAGTTAGAGGCGTTATCTCGCTTAATGGATGACCAAATAAATGTAGCTACCGGGAAGCAGAAACAAGTTTTAATAAAAGAAAAAGAAGAAACGATTCAAGCTATAGAGGATTTAAGAGACAAGGTTCTGGGGGTTTACAAAATTCCAAGAGACCCCTCTGCTTTAAGCTACAGAGCCACACAATTTACTAAGCATTGGATGGCATTGTCTCTTATGGGGCAGCCCATTATTGCCTCACTTGCTGACCTTGGCAAAATACAGATGGCATTAGGTTGGAAGCAGATGTTTGGCGCGGCGTGGGCGAAACACACAATAGGCAAGGAAGCGTTTCGTCTGGCGGGCGAAGAGGCACGTTTAGCAGGTATTGGGTCTGATATTGCAACGCGCATGCGCTTTGAAAACCTAATGGACTTTGATGATTTCTATACTCCTATGAGTAAATTAGAAGAGTTTACTGCACGTAATGTTGATAGACTTTTCTTTGTAAATCTCCTTACCCCTTATACCGATTATTTAAAGGTATTCACGGGGTCTATTATGCAGTCGAACATTATTAAGATGAGTGAAAAACTCGTAAAACAAGGGAAGGGATCATTGTCCCGCACAGAAAAGATGTGGGTTGCCCGCTCTGGTCTTGGAGAAGATGAGCTACGTGGCATTTATTCCCAATGGGAAAAGTCTGGGTCGCAAATTCAAGACGGTGTTTTGTATCTTGCTAATACTGACCAGTGGAAAGACCTTGGTTTGCAGCGACGTTTTCGCACAGCACTAGCAACAGAAGTAGAAAACGCGGTTATCACACCCGGCCCGAACACTCGTTTAAATTTTATGAGTACAAATACGGGTAGTATAGTTACTCAATTTAAGAATTTTGCGCTTACGGCGACACACCAGATTACAATGGCTGGCTTGCAACAGAGGGATATGTATACCTTGCAAGCGTTGAGTAGCATGATTGCTATTGGTGCCTTTGTTGATCTTTGGAAATCGCCTGATTACGACAACCGTAGTCTTTTAAGTATTGATAGACTTGTGCAAGCAGTAGATTATTCTGGTGTTACTGGGATTATGTTTGATCTTAATAATATGGTAGAGGTTGTGAGCGGGCATTCTATCGGGGCGCGTCCTTTAATGGGAATTGACCCAATATGGAAAAACCCTACTGTAGCGCAGAGAGGGGGGCAGGTTTTTGGCCCAGCGGGGTCGTTAGGATTCGACTTTATATGGTCGTTGACAAGTCCAGAGGCAGAGGCAAGTGATGTTGCAAGGTCAATTAGGCGATTAACCCCATACAATAACCTGATTTGGTGGGATAAAATCGTAGATCAGGCGCAAAGAGAAGTCGGGCAAGCCTTTACTGCCACGGAGAATTAAAATGGCCCATATTACAGTCGGTACAACTTCAACCCGCGCAGACTACACTGCTTCTGCGTCACAGACAGCGTTCTCTGTACCGTTTGAGTTCTTTGATGAAGACGATTTGCTTGTTTACAAGAACAATGCGCTGCTCACAAAGACTGCTAACTATACCGTAACGCCTGTTACTACCAGTGATGGCGGGTTTGATGGAGGCACGGTTACATTAACAAGCGGAGCCGCATCGGGCGATAAGGTTGCCATTGTTTTAAGCATGCCTCATGGGCGCGCTAGTGATTTTCCGACCGCCGGCCCTTTTAATGTTACTACTCTTAACACCACCCTTGATAAGAACGCAGTCAGACTTAAACAACTTGATGAGCTTTCTTCACGCTCGGCTAGAGGCCCTGCTTCAGAATCAGGATTAAGCGAATTACCTAAAGCAGCGGATCGCGCCAATAAGGTAATGTCTTTTGATGCTTCCGGTGATGTGCAAGTTTCTCAAGAAATCGGAGAGTTTAAGGGCAATTGGGCAGCCAGCACTGTTTACGTTGATAGAGATATAGTTAAGGACTCTTCCACTTTAAATATTTATATCTGTTTAACGGGGCATACTAGCTCTGGCTCTGCGCCAATTAGCACAAACACTGATGCAGCTAAATGGGCGTTGCTTGTTGACGCTGCATCTGCGACCACATCAAAGAATGCCGCCGCCGCCTCGGAGACGGCAGCCGCTTCATCGCAGACCGCCGCGGCGTCTTCTGCATCTGCTGCCGCATCATCGCAATCTGCTAGTGCTTCATCTGCATCAAGTGCCTCGACTAGCGCGTCATCTGCATCGACCAGCGCTGCCACCGCAACAACCCATCTGGACACTTTTCAAGACCAATACTTGGGGAGCGCGAGTTCCGATCCTTCAACTGATCTTGATGGAAATGCACTAGCAGATGGTGCGCTGTATTTTGACACGACAAACAATGTCCTCAAAGTCTACGATTTGGGAAACACTACTTGGCGTCGAGGAACTCCAACCTCTTCTGACCAAACGAATATAAATAGCGCTGTATCGAATGCCACTAACATTAATACGGTGGCTGGAATTTCATCAGCGGTTTCAAATGTTTCGGGGGTTTCTTCGGCGGTTTCAACTGTCTCAGGTATCTCGTCAGCGGTTTCAACTGTAAGCGGCATTAGTTCTGATGTCTCGACTACAAGCTCAAAGTCTACTGAAATAGGTCGGCTTGGGGCTGCGTCAGCGGTTGCTGATATGGACCTGTTAGCGACGACAGCCAATGTTTCGAATATGTCCACTGTTGCCGGATCGATTTCGAATGTTAATACGACAGCGGGATCGATTTCTTCAGTCAATACGACAGCTGGAATTTCTGCGCATGTCTCAACTGTATCAGGAATCTCGGCAGCAGTTTCGAGTGTCAGTTCTATATCGGGGCATGTCTCAACAGTTTCGGGGATCAGTTCGGATGTGACCGCTACGGCTGGGAAAGCCACTGAGATCGGGCGCTTAGGAACGACCGCAGCCGTTGCAGACATGGCTACGTTAGGGACCACCTCAAGCGTTGCAAACCTATCGACTGTTGCAGGTGCGATCTCCGCAGTTAATACAACATCAACTAACATCGCTTCCGTTAATACAACGGCAACCAATATTGCGGGCGTCAACAGCTTCGCCGCTCGTTATCGAGTAGCTGCAACTGCGCCGTCTACCGATTTGGATGAGGGTGACCTTTATTACGATACAAACAGCAACAAGCTCAGGTTCTACGATGGGTCTGCATGGAACGACAGCATCCTGTCGAGCAGCGGCGGGTCCGTTACATCGATTGGCATTACGACTTCGAACGGTATCGGCGTTTCGGGAAGCCCTGTTACGACTACCGGCAACATCGCTTTAAGCCTTGGCGATATCACGCCGACAAGCTTTGATGTTTATCGTTCTGTCAGCGGCGGGACTCAAGGAACTTTTGCCCAGATCACAAATTCAAACAATGCGACCAATGACGTAGCGAGTTTGCTTTTCGGCGTAACGAATGGTGCGACCGGCTCTGCCAATTACCACAAGGGCGGAATCCATTTCAAGGCAACTGGTTCTTCAAACGTTGGGCAGTTGATACTGTCCGCCAATCCAACCAACGACTCCACGGCTGCAAGCACCTCTGATGCGAGATTAACGCTCGACGGCGCAACGCATAATGCGTGGTTCGCGAATTGGCTCGGCGTCGGAGTCAATCCGCCAGCCAAAAATCTTCACGTAAAAGGTGGGACGGACACGCGGACCCGAACAGAAGAAAGTAGCGGGACGTTTGTTGACACGACCGTCATAAACACCGGTCATTATCTCGATTCGGTCGGCGCGGTTCCGTTCACGATCAACAAACACACCTCTGGTCA